AAAGTTCAAAAGCATCTCAAACAAGATCTCTCTGATCGACATTATCAAATTTATGATATGTTATTTATACAAAATAAAAGCGAAGAAGAAGTGGCGAAATTCTTAGGATACAAGAGTAACGAAAAAGGTCGAACTGCTGGGTACAAGCAAATCAAAAACATGCGTAAATTCTTTAAAGATAAGGTAATCAAAATCATCAAAAACAAAGATATTATCCTATGAACTTGACTGAAGAACAAAAAAAATTCATAGACGACAATTTTCAGAAAATGCCTGATTTAATCGAATTGACTCGAGCTACATTTAAAGATGGAACTATTGACGGCAGATCAAAACAAGGAAGAGCGGTACGAGCATATTTAGCATCTAAAGACATTAAATATAAAACATCTGAACATGAAACAGTTAAGCCTATTGTGCTTACCGAGGAACAAAAGAATTTTATAGAGCAATATTCTCAAGACGGAATGAGTAGTTATCAAATTGCACAGTTATTATTCCCTAACAATGAAGTTAAGAAATTAGGCCGAGAACAAAGAACTGTAGGCAACTACCTTGAGGCAGTTAAAAAAAGAAAAAGAGAGGAAAATAGAGTAGAACGCAATAAATATGACGGGCCAAAGAATTTAGGGGAATGTATAGATCGAGTAAATTTATATACTGATGCCGGCCTAACCGAGGGCGAAATGAAAGCCATGGAGCGTAAGTCTATTGAGTCTTTATTTAAATTTTTAAAATCTCCTAGGTTTACTCAAATCATAAGCAATTACCATAAGGAAGAAGATCAAGATTTATTTGAAGCAGAGTTCATAAGAGCGACATGGGATAAGCCAGACTTAACTACAGATGAAGTTAATTTATATGTGAATGTATGTGTCGACTATATAAACTTAAAAAATATATCTTCACACATGGAAAAATTAAACCGAATGTTTGACGAAGCTGACGAGCAGCAAGAGTTAACGGTTAGGTTGTCAGAGTTACTTAAAACAAAAAGTGAAGAGTACAATCAATGCGAAAAGAGGCAGGAATCCTTAATACAAAGACTTGCTGGAGATAGATCTAAAAGAATATCTCAACGTCAAGATCAAAACGCATCAATACTATCATTAGTTGAAAGTTTCCAGAACGAAGAAGAGCGAAAATTAATGGTTAAAATGGCAGAAATGCAAAAGAAAGCAATTAAAGAGGAGGCTGATAATCTAGAATCCATGAATGCTTGGAAGTCAAGAATATTAGGTATATCAAAAAGCGATGTCATCTAGCTTTAAATGTCAAGTGTGTCATGAAGAGTTTGACACTGAGAAGGGTTTGCATATACACCTAAAGAAACATAAGATAGATTTAGCTACATATTATACAACGTATTATCCAAAAACCAATTTACTCACTGGAGAGCTATTGCCATTCAAAAACAAAGAAGAGTACTTCAGCAGGGACTTTTCCACAAGAAGACAATTAATTAAATGGTGCATGACTCAAGATCAGGAGAAATCTGGAGAGTATGCACTTAAAAAATTAAAACAAAGAATAGACGATAAAAAATTAAAATACGCACCAAATCATCTAGAATTAAAGATATCTCAATTACCAGATATAGATGTATACAAGTATGCATTTGGATCTTATGGTAAAGCTTGTTCTAAATTAAATTTAAAACCTTTATATGGTAGTAGGATAGATCCTAGCTTTTTCGATCCGGATGAACAGTTTGAAAATTTAAAAATATTAATCGACACAAGAGAACAAAAACCTTTAACATTCAATATATCGGAGGACTTAAAGTTAGATTTTGGAGATTATACAGTGGGTGGTAAAGATTATAATTATACATATGTAGATCGAAAATCAGATTCAGATTTCAAAGGTACACTATCTGGAGGATTAGCTAGATTCAAGAGAGAACTACAAAGAGTTAAAGATTTTGATTCCTATTTGTTTGTAGTAGTTGAAAGCGATTTAAATAGATTATATAAAAATAATATGTATGGACCGCATAAATCTAATTTAAAATTTATATACCACAATATGAGAGTCTTAACTCATGAATTTGCTGGTCATTGTCAATTTGTGTTTACAGGAACACGTACTAACTCCCAGTCTGTTATTCCAAAAATTCTTACTTTAGGTAAAAAATTATGGAATGTAGACTTACAATATTATATAGATAAAAATGGCCTGGATTGAAGGAAATCAAAATCGTCGACAAAGAGAAGACGTTAACCAAGAAATTCTGAGTTTAAAAGGATTTTTAGATGAAAACGAAGCTAAGCAAAATCTGTATAAATTCTTAAAAGACAACATTACATTTACCACTAGTTTAATCGGGGGTGTAGATTTATTCCCTTTTCAGCATATGGCTATCAAAGCTATGTTTGAGACGGATTATTTTATGGGGGTATGGAGTCGTGGTATGAGCAAGTCTTACACTACTGGAGTGTATGCATTTCTAGATGCTATATTGCATCAAGGTGTAGAAATCGGCATTCTCGCTGCATCCTTCAGGCAGTCAAAACAAATATTTAAAAAAATAGAAGATATAGCAAACAAGCCAGAAGCTAGAATGTTAGCTAATTGTATAACTAAAAAATCAAAAAGCAATGATGAATGGTTGATGGAAATTGGAAGAAGTAGGATACGAGCTCTACCTCTGGGCGACGGATCAAAGCTGCGTGGTTTTCGTTTTCACCGAATTATTATTGATGAGTTTCTATTGATGCCTGAACGCATTTATAACGAAGTTATTGTGCCGTTTCTTTCTGTGGTAGAAAACCCTACACAAAGAGAAGATTTGTATAACCTTGAGACAAAATTAATAAACCAAGGAAAAATGAAGGAAGAAGAGAGGTATAAATGGCCAAACAATAAACTTATAATGCTTTCTTCGGCCAGTTATAAATTTGAATATATGTACAAATTGTATAGTCAATTCGAGAACCTAATACTAGGAGCAGAAAAAGGTCAAGATAAAGCTACACGTGCAATCATGCAGTTTTCATACGACTGCGCTCCCAAGCAACTATACGATCAAAATTTAATAACTCAAGCTAAGGCTACAATGAGCCAGTCTCAATTTGAGCGTGAGTTTGGAGCTTTATTTACTGATGATAGCTCTGGTTATTTTAAAACTTCTAGAATGGCTGCATGCACAGTTACGGACGGAGAAGATCCGCATGTAGAAATAAAAGGTCAGCCTGAGGATGAATACATATTAGCATTTGACCCGTCTTGGTCTGAAAGTGAAAGTAGTGATGACTTTGCTATGCAAGTTTTAAAATACCATAAAGGCAAAGGGACATCAACACTAGTTCATTCCTATGCGATGTCAGGAACTCCATTAAGGGATCACATATTTTACTTTCACTATTTAATAAAAAACTTTAATATCATAGCTATAGTAGGCGACTATAATGGAGGTGTTCAATTTATTAATGCCGTGAATGAAAGTGAATTGTTTAAATCAAATAACATTAAAATTAAATCAATTGACGGTGAATTCGATAAAATGGATACATATAAAAATGAGCTTAGATCGGCAAAATCTCAATACGATAAAAAAGACTATCGATACTTAATATTACGCAAACCAACATCTGACTGGATTAGGCGAGCAAATGAGTTGTTGCAAGCTAACTTCGATCACAAAAGAATTTGGTTTGGATCGAGAGCTATTGATGAATCTTACAATAAGCAAAGAGCTAAAAAAGTACCTATAGATCAATTGAAGTTTTTGAGATTGTCTGATGAAGAACAAAAACAAGCTGGCGCCGCAAAAATGATTGACTTTATCGAGCATCAATATGATATGATTAATATGACAAAAAATCAATGTGCCTTAATTCAGATAACAACATCTCCACAGGGAACACAAACGTTTGGATTACCTGCCGAACTTAGACGTCAAACTGGCCCAGATAAAGCTAGAAAAGACTCGTATTCAGCATTAGTGCTCGGAAGTTGGATGGTGAAAGTATTTCATGACATGAATAACATGCAAGCTGAAAAAGTATATTCTGGATTTACTCCAATGTTCATAAGTTAACTTTTAACTTTTATAGACTTTTACTTTAACTTTGTGTATTATAGTTTGTGAAGGAAAAAAGAAAATATAATAAAAAATCTCAATATTGGGATCGATTCAAGCAACAAGATCAGCCTATTGAAAATATCTTACAATCAACGGCTAATTTGGACACAATCCCAGAAACTGCGGGAGAAAGTTTTTATGTGCAAAGCACACAAGCTTCTTCGGTCAATTGAAATATGCAATATTCTGGCACTACGAATGTTAGAAAAAATGCCATTCATGCTAAGAATAAAGATAATAAGTACGTAAACATTCGAGCTGGGTTATTGCCCTATGATTACTCTGGAGATGGAGTTAATGTGCGAGATACTATAGAATTATGTCAAAAAGCTTATGCAAACATAGCTATATTCAGAAATGCCATCGATATAATGGCTGAGTTTTCCAATTCACCAATATACTTAGAGGGAGAAAATGAAAGGTCAAAGAAATTTATTGAAGGTTGGCTTAAAAAAATCAACATTTGGAATATTAAAGATCAGTACTTTAGAGAGTATTATAGATCAGGTAACATCTTTCTATACAGAATAGATGGTAAATTTAATAACGAAGATCTTTTAAAAATAAATTATGTATATGCTTCACAAACATTAAATCCTGGCGAGATTCCAGTTAAATACATTTTATTAAATCCATATGATATTGTAGCAGATAAATCTACTGCGTTTCAAGATGGCG